AAGGCGGCTTCGCCTGCGCCGGCGCCCGCGCCGCCAACCCCACCGAACGATCCGCCGAACGCGCTCATCAGCGCACGCATGACCAGCATGCGGACGATCATTCGGGCGATGTCGGCAATAATGCTCGATGCGATGCTACGGAAGGCGTCTCCCAGGCTCTGGGTGCCGCTGATCACGCCGGCGATCCCGTCCGCGAGCGCATCCAGGCCGTTGGCCTCGATGCTCATCAGCGCCTCGTTGATCTGCGCCGCGGTCTGTGGAACTCCATCAGCCCACTTCTCCAGCGGATTCATGGTGCCTCGGGTCGCCGCATCGCGATCCCGTGCGCGCTCGGCGGGAAGATTGGCGAGCTGCGCCGAGATCTCGGCGACCTGCTCGTAATTCTTCGCGGCCTCGGCCTTGGCTAGAGCGATCCTGAGGTCAGCCTCTTTCTGCTTGTAGAGAATGTCGATGATCTCCAGCTGGAGCTGGCGATGCTCGGCGCTGGTCTTCGCGATCTGATCGGCGTAGCGCAGGCGGTCGATGTCGAAGCCCTTGGCCTGGTTCTCCAGACGAGTCTGAGCTTCCTGCAGCTCAAGCTCCTTGCGGGTCTCGATGTTGGACTTGCGCTGCGTCGCAATCGCGCGACTCTTTTCAATCAGCAGATCGGCCTGTTCCTGACGCAGTCGGTTGTCGTTGACCTGGTTCTGCAGCGAGGCTTCGTATCGGGCCTGCTCGGCGTCGATCTGCTTTTCGGCAAAGTCGGCCTGCGCCTCGATGCCCTGAACCAGCTCGGCCTGCGCCTGCAGCTCAAGATCGTCGAGACGGGTCTTGGCCTGCAGAAAGTTGTCATCTTGATCCTGGCGACGGTCGGCAGCCTTCTGGGCGAGGTCGGCCGTCTCTGCCGGCGTCGGCGGGCGGCGGACCGCGAGCACCTCGCCCTTCGAATAGGTCGACGTTCCGACCTTGTCGGCGGTGTTGCCGCCAAGGATGCGGACGTTGCCCTTCTTGTCGACGCTTTCGAGGAAGCCGACATGGTCCTGCCCCTTGCGGCTGACGACCACGATATCGCCCTTTTGCGGGCTGTGCGTATCGTCGCGGCCGAAATTGAGGAATGAGCGCGCGGCCAGGCTGCCGGTGCCAGTGACCCCGTTGGCGCCGAGCACCGCGTTGACGAACGCGGCGCACCATTTAACCTTCTCGGGATCGAGGTTGAGGTTCGCTTCGCGGAAGAATTGCTCCAGCACACCACGGTCGACAGCGTTATTCTCGGAGCGTCCGCGGAACTGCGCGGCGGTGTCGTAATAGCGACCGATCTGCTCCCCGAAGATGGCCTCGCCGCCGTTGCCCCTGTTCTCTTCCTGCGCAGCCTTGATTGCGGCATCCCGCTTCCTCGCGGCCTTTTCCAGCTCAGCCTCGAACTTGGCCTGATCTATCGCGCCACCGCGCAGCTGCGCACGCAGATCACCCAGAGTCTTGGTATAGGCATCGGTCGCAGCTTTGACCTTGTCGATGCGCGCCTCGACACTGCGTTCCGCGATAGGCACTTCGGCGCCGCGGATGTTCGCCTCGGCCTCCGGGATCGTCTTTTCCACAAGCTCCTTGATCTGGCGCTTGAGGTCGTCGACCTTGCGCTGAGCGTTGATCAGATTGACGCGCGCCGGATCGCTGACGTTGGTTCCGGCGACTTGCGCATAGGAGGCTTTTGCCGAGTCCAGTTCGCGCTCGGCCGCGGGCAAAGTCCGCTGCTGCAGGTCGCGGAGATTCTTCTTCTGGGTCTCCAGCTCGCCGCGTGCGTCCTCAAGGGCCTTCTGCTCGGCCTGAATGTCGGTCTGAAGCGACTTCTGCTGCTCTTCGCGGCGCTTGCGGATGGCCTCGGTGACACCCTCGATCGTCTTTTTCCATGCTTCGTCGGCCTGGCGGTTGAGATCGGCCTGGCGGGCCTGCTCGCGCATCTTGTCGACCAGCTTGCCGACCTCGTCGCGATTCTCGAACAGCTTGCCGGCCAGCGTCGCCAGAATGACGCCGGCAGTGGTCAGCGCGATTCCCCACGGACCGGCGAGGAAGCCGAGAAAGCCCTTGCCTGCGACCCCCATAACCTGAAACGCTTGGATGATCTGGCCGGACTGCTGGATGAAGATGCGCGAGGCCGGAACGCCAAGCGCCATCTGCTGCGTGACGTCGCCGATCTGGAACGACAGCTGCGCCATGCCCGCACGCTGCGCGCCGAGGCTTTTGAGGGCATTGCCGGTCCGCGCCATGCTGCGCTCGCCCTTGGCCAGGGCGCGATCCCAGTTATCGGTCTCGCGGTCGACTACCGAAGAGAGATCGCGGAGCTGACGACGCGCCAGCTCGACCGACGCGTCGACCTGCAGCAGCAGGCGCTGGACGTCGACCGATCCGGGCATCCGAGACTCTCTTTGCTACAGGTTGGGACGCTGCAGCTTGAGCAGCTGCAGCCATTGCTCGTAGGCAGCGAAGAATTCGTGCGGCGTGGAGGACCAGAATTCAGCAGCGCTCCAGTGGAACGCGGCGATGGCTATACCCATCCACCGGCGACGTGGGTCCTTCCCCTCGTCTACATCGCCGGTTTCGGTTCCCCCTCCGCGGTGTATCCTCCGTTAACCGCAGCGACGAGCACAATGGCGAGGCGCGCGAACACCTTCGGCGTTCCGTCCTCCATGATCAGCCGCGCGATCTTCTCCGCCTTCGCCTGGCGGTAACTGGGGCCGGCCTTGGGATCGCATCGGCTGTATCCCCTGATCATCTCGGTGGCGATGATAGCCAGCTCGGTAGTCGTAAGTTTGCCGGAGACAGCGAGGGTCGACAGCTCGGTCAGGGATCGCCCGAGTTGCTGCTCGATGCCGACAATCGCCAGGAAGTCGGGGCGGAGCACATAATCGAAGCCACCGAGCGGGAGCAGCATGTGACCGCGCGCGTCGACCACTGCGGGGCGGTCGGCGTCAGCCTTGGCTTTGCGCATCGTCACTATCCTTCTTCTTCTTCGGTTTGCGCCGCAGCGCCGAGCGGTAGATGCGCTCGACCTTGCGCCTGACGTCGCGCACACCCTCGTCGGCGATGGCGCGCGCCAGCACGCTTCGTGCAGGCGGTTCGGCGACAAGCGGAATGATGGCTGCGGCAACCGTGCTGGCGACGCAGCCGTTATCGAGCAGCCTGAGCATCTCGGCCGCCGAAACGCCGACCGACGCGAGGAGGCGGTCGTCCAGATCGCTCGGAACGACCGCCTCCAGCACCGTCTCGCCGAGGCGAATGTGGGCGGCGGACATTACAGCAGGTCGACGGTCGGCGCAGAGGCGTTGACCAGCGTCAGGCTGACGCTGCCGGCAGCGTTGATGTCGAGGCTGTTGTTGCGATCCGTGTTGTAGACCGAGCACTCGAACACGACCTCGTCGCTGTTGGCGGTATCGATGATCTGGATTTTGAACGGATCGGTGCCGCCAGCGAGCGTGACGAGCCGATCATAGCCGTTGGCGTCCGGCAAGTCTGGGATCAGCGTCGCTGGGATCGAGACGGTGCGCGATCCGGGAGCCGAGGATCCCCACGGAAACTCGTCCTTGGTCGACGTATCGATGGTCGATGCCGAGCGGTTGACCGACAGGTTCTGCTGGCCGGCGATCTCGTTGTAGGTGCCGGGCACTGCAGATTCGATCAACAGCCGATGATTATTGCCAAGTCGCTTCATTGGTCGCCTCCGTTAAGCCGCCCCACCTGGCGGACATTCGCTGTGAAAAGAGTTGTGGATCAGCTCGCGAACGCGAGCACGGTGAACCGGAAATTGCCCACGTAAGCCTGGCCGGTTTCCGGATCGAGGAAGCCATCGTCGCCGGTAAAGACGAACAGTAGCTGCCACCCATCGCGCACGACCTGATGTTCGTGCAGCAATTCGATCACCGTCGCCCGGATCGCTCGCAGCGGCTTGCGCTCCTCTGCCTCGACCACCGCGACGATGGTCAGCGAAAAGCTCTGATCGGCCCCACCCTTGGTGGCGATGGATTCCGAATCCATGTCGCCAACGATGACGACCGCGCCTTCTTCGAGCTTCGTATTCTCCGGAACGTGCTGGAACAGTCTCGCTTGATTGGTCAGCGCGGCCGCGTTGAGGGTGGCATAAGCCTCGGCCTCGACCACATCCGCAGCGTCCACTTTGCGCTTCTCCTCAATCGTCGCCGGCGCCGGTGAATTTGCGGAGCGCCTGGCTCCAGATGTTCTTGAGGTTGCGCTGGAGGATGACGCGCAGGTCGCGCATTCCTCCGGTGACGAACCTCTTCCCCTTCATGAAGGGCACATGCATCGGATACATTTGCACGCTCGGACCGAACTTGTGGCCGCGGAAGTAAAGCCGCTGGCCGCCAGCCCTGAATCTTCGCACCGTCACGACCTGCGCCTTGCGGCCGAGGTCCTGAATGCGCGCATAGAACAGCTTCGACCGTCCGGCCTTCGTGCCGAGCAATCCGATCTGCAGCCTCAGACTCTTCGGGAGGACCTTGAAGCTCAGGCCACTGCGCGTCGCGCCGGTCTTGTATGGCGCCCGGCCCTGCATCCGCGGCAGCATCTCTCGGCCCGAGACGTTCAGCTCGACGATGATTTCATTCTTAGCATCGTCGGGGAGCTGGCGAAGCAGTTTGCGGACCGAGGCGACCCCGCGGACGCGGCGCTTCCTCACCGCCACGTTCTAGCTCCCTTGGCCGATCTCGCAGGTCAGCAGCAGCATGGTCTGCGGCTCCTTCGGGTCAGGGACGACTGACTTGATCGCCATCGTTTCACCCTTCCAGATCAGGCGTTTTTCGGGGTCGACGTTGCTCCGTTTGCGAATCCGGACCCGATATTGCGCTGTCGACCGCTCGATGTTGAGGCGGAGCGCCTCGTCGCCCGACAATGCAATGATCTCCGCGGGCACCGCGCGAGCGATGGCCGACCACCCGGTCTTCCACCCGCCTTGGCCGTTGGCGACGCGGGTCTCGGCCTCAATGGCGACCCGCTCGCGCAGTGCTCCCGCTCTCATCTGGTTTAGGCGACCGAGCCTTCGCCGATGATGATGATCTTGTAGGTCGCCGCCGAACCGCCGAGGTTCTCGATGGAGAGTTGGTCGCCGGTGCCGGCAGTAACCGCCCATCCCGCCGCAGTCCGCGTCGCGTTGTGGAAGATGCCGCCTGGCTCGACGAGGTTGCCGATGGCCGCGGCTCCGAACGGGCCGGCGAAGGCGTTCGAGATGCCCTTGCCGACGCGGAGGTTGCCGGTGTTCGCATCGTCGCCAACGATCAGGATTTCCTTGATCGCGGTGAAGGTGATCACGCCGCCAAGTTCATGCACCAGCACGCCGGCGAGGTCGAGGTTGTCGGTGCCCGATCCGGAAACCGTGCGCTCGTCGGCAAAGACGATCTGGGCCTGATCGGCGGCCGTGCCGTTGTCGTAGGTCCGCTCGAACTTCTCGACGATATTGGCCTGCGGCGTCGAGAGGTCCTTGGCATTGGACTGGGACGAGACGACCTGCGTCGTGATCTTGCAATTTTCGAGCAGCATCGGGCGGGACTCCTTGTCAGATGCCGCGATAGCGGCGGTGAGGTTTCAGCAGGGACAGAGCGGCATTCGGCACGCGCTCAGTGTCGGCAACGCCGCTCATCTCGCGCTCCTTGAACCACTCCCCGATCATCAGCAGCATGGCGAGCCGGATGTCGTCGGGAAGATCCGTGGCAGATCCGTATCCAGCAGGCGCGGTCACCCGCACAGCATCGCGGACGCGCCAGGCGCTGGGATAGCTCTGGCCGGACTTCAGTCGAACGAACGGCCGCATGCCAACAAGCACCGGCTCGTAGACGTCGACCCCGAGGATTTGTTCTGTCCCATCCGAGTCCAGATAGGTGATCGAATCGATGGACTGCAGCGGCGCGCAGGGCAGCTGGCCGAGGTCGGAAAAGCAGGACGCTCGCATCAGGACCGTTTGATCCATCAGCGCCGTTCCGGTGACCTCCTCGGCATGCGCCCGCGCGGCCTTGATGTAGATGGTAAGCTCGGTGTCGAAGTCGTCGCAGCCGGCTTCGATATTGCACTGCGCACGCGCATCCTCGATGGAGACCGGCTCCTCGGTCGGCAGCTCGATCACCTCCGTGGGAAGCCACATGGCGGCGCTCCTGGCGTCGAATTAGTTGGTGGGATCGCCGCGGAGCTTGCGGATGAACGCGCTCACGCTGGCGATGATCTGATGAAACTTGCGGACAACCAGCTCACGCCAGTCGATTTGAGATAGTGTCGCGTCGATGGTTGGCTCAGGCACGGCCCAGCCCTCGGCAATGGCCACCGAGGCCAGATCGCCGACGACAGAATCGCCGATCTCGAACCAGCGCGGATGGACTTCGCCGTCCGGCACTCCGGGGAAGCGGACGGTCACTCGCGCCATCGCGGGACGTTCCTTTTGGTCTGTCGGGGAAAAGACCGGCGCCCCATCGCTGGAGCGCCGGCCCACTTCAAGGCTGTTACGCCTGGTTCGCTTCGGGCTTGTTCGCGCCGCGGCTCTTGAGAGCAATCGCCGCAATCGGCGTGCCCGTGCCGTGGGTGCCGCTGAAGTCCGCGAGCAGCTTCAGATAGCGTTTGCCGCCCTTGTAGCCGTAGCGGTAGACCGCTGCGGCGGCGTGAGCGGCGACCAGCGACTTGATGATGCCGTTCGAAATGCCGCTGACACCAATCATATCGGCGTCGGTGACGTTCGTGTAAGTGGAATCATCGTCGCTGTGAGTCAGCACGAATTCGATTTTATTCGTGCCGCTGAAGGTGATCCCGCCGACGCCGATGGCCAGCAGAATCTCCAGAGCTTCATAGCCGCGGCGGTCGATGCTCGCCGGCGTGTTGTCGGCGGCGAGGGTTGCGTTGCCGATTAGGACGGCGGCCGCAATATGCGAGTGCAGGTCTTTCATGGGATTGTCCCTTGAATTGGATGGAGAAGGACGGCGGCGCCAGATCTGGCGCCGCCGTGGTCAGGCTGCGCCGGTTAGGACGTCGCGCACTTCAAAAGCTTGATCGCTTCGAAGTTCACGACCCCGCCGCCAACCCGCTTGGTCGTGTAGAAGTTCACGAACGGCTTGTTGGTGAAGGGATCGCGCAGGATGCGGACGCCGGTGCGGTCGACGATCAAATAGCCGCGCTGGAAGTTACCGAACGCGACGGGATAAGCGTTGGCGCCAAGTGCGGGCATGTTGTCGTCGGTGACGACCGGCTTGCCGAGCAGAGTCGGCGGCATGTCCGGCCCGGTGGGTGGCGAGAACAGGTAGTTGCCCTGACCGTCCTTGAATTTGCGGATGGTGCCCATCACCGCATCGGAGGTCAGGAACACCGCTCCGTTCCGATAGCCAGCCTTCAGCGCGTAATAAAGGTCGATCAAATTATCGCCCTTGTTGGACGCTGCGAAGTCGGCCGCTGCGCCCGTCGCGACATAGCCGAGGCTGCCCCAGGCATAGGAGGCATTGGCGACCGTGTCGTATTGCAGGATGCCGCGCGGCTTCTTCACGCCCGAGCCGTTGACGAAGGCAGCGCCCTCGGCCTCGGCAAAGGCGATCGAAACTTCGTCGGCGAGCCACTTTTCGACGTCGAACGCGCTGTCGTCGAGCGCGCCCTGCGTCGAGGCAGGGTTGGCGTAAATCTCCATCGCGGTGATGGCGATTTCGCGTAGGGTTGGCGTCGCCGTGGTCGGCCGTGCCTCTTCCTCGCCGACCCAGCCAACTCCGGTGCCGGCCATGTTGACCAGCTTTTTGTATTCGGTGCCGGAGATGTTGATCACGCGGGACTGGCTGCGAAGCTGCGAAACCGTGCCGAGCACCCGGTCGATGGTTTTTTCCATCTCCTTCGGCACCAAGAAGCCGCCGTCCGGATCCGACTGGGTCGTCAGCGCGGCCTGGACTTCGAGGTCGCGCATGTTCGCCGGTTCATTGCCCTTGCGAAACCAGGCATTGAACTTTTCGGCATGCTCGGCCGCCTCGGGCGAGAGCTGGGCGCCAGCACCGCCACCAAGCTTCGCCGCCGCCAGATCGGCTTGCGCCTTTTCCAGCGAGCCGGTGACCTTGGTGATCTCGGCTTCCAGCGCAGACAGCTTGGCCTGGACCAAACCATCGTCAGCCTTGGCTTTCAGCGCATCGTCGTTCGTGGCCTTGAATTCCTCGAACGCGCGGTTGATGGCCTCGACCATTGCCTTCGGATCGGTGGCATCCGCGCGAACGGTGCCGGCGATGGCGCGCGGACGCGCAGGCGTGGCAAGCGCGGCCATCGCCACGCTCGCGAGAGCGAGTTTCCTCATTCGTCTATCCTTTTTGAATTGGCGGCTATCTGCCGCGGATGGTGCTCAACAGGCCGTCGAAAGCGGCGGCCAATTCAGGGTCGGCAGAGTCCGTCGTGCCGCCATCTTGGGCAGCGCCTGGCGTGCCCTTGATCTTGTTGATGCGCTCGCGCGCCTGCGTGCGACTGAGGCCCGATGCCATCAGTTGCAGCTCCATCGCGCGCACATCGTTAATTCTGCGATCCTCAGCCTTGGCCTTGTCGTCGACCTTGATCTGATCGGCGGGCAGGAGAGCATCAGCGAAACCGCGCTCAATGGCCTGGCTTCCAGACATGAAAGTCTCGGCGTCCATCCACGCGGCAACATCTTCGGCCTTCTGGCCGCTGCGCTGGGCGTAAACGTCGCGCATTGCGGCATCGAACGGCTCAAGGAAGGCGGCCAATTCGACAAAGTCGTGCCGGTTTCCGATGCCCATAACCCAGCAGTTGTGGATCATGATGAAGCTCGCCGACCCGATCTCGACGGTATCGCCGGCCATCGCGATAATCGAGGCAGCCGAGGCGGCCATACCCATGACCTTGACCGTGACATCCTGGCCGTGTTCGCGCAGGACATTGTAGATGGCGATGCCTTCGAAAACGTCGCCGCCTGCTGAATTGATGTGGACTTCAACGGGACGGTCACCGATGGCGCGCAGCTGCGATGCGACTTTCTTTGCAGTCACTCCGCCGCCAGTCCACCAGTCCTCGCCGATGATGTCAAACATCGTGATGACATTGTCGCCAGGCTCCAATGCGCGGATGCCCGCAGCTTCGTCGCCCCATTTATCGAGCACGCTCGACTTGGTCAGCGCGCAAACGTCGCGCGAAGCCGGAACGGGAAGTGCGCCAGGGCGAGCGTGCGCCATCACCCGCAGGCGATGCTGCTTGGTTGTCATGGGGCGTCAGTCCTTGTTCTTGCCGGTCGGATCGTCTGGGTTCGAGGTGGCCGCATCAGGCTCGTTGCCCGATGTGTTCGGCGGCGGATAGAAGTCGCCGCCCTTGCCGTCTGCGCGCGGATTCTTGTCCTCAAGCGCACGAATATCGTCGGGGCATTCCCAGCCCCACTGCAGCGCCTTGGCGTAATAATCGGCGCGGGTCTTGAGATCGCCGCGAACCAGCGCGGCGCGGTTGAATCTCGCATAAAGCTTGGGATCGCTGTCGAGCAGGTCGGCGTTGACCGCCTCCTCCCACATGGTCAGATAATCTTCGAGCGTGTAAGCGACGAATGCGTTGGACTTCAGCTCAAGCCCGGTGCCCCAGTTGCTGTCCGACCCGCTGTTGTCGCCGATCATCCACGGCGGCACGCCGTAATACATGGCAACGTCCGAGCGGCTGAGCTTGCGCGCCTCGATCCACTGCAGGTCGGACGGCGACATCGAGATTTTTTCGTATTTCAGACCCTCTTCGAGGATCATTACGGCGCCTTCCTGGTCGCCGCCCTCGGCAAACTCTGCCAGACTCTCCTTCAAGTGCCCGAACGCCTTGTCGCTCAGGGACTTGTCGGTCCCGACCGCACCAGATGCGCGGGCGCCCTTTTTCATCACCTTTCCGATATGGCGGTCCATTGCCAACGATGTTCCGATGGTCTCGCGGGCATAGGTGATCGGCGTTACGCCCGTGATCCCATCGAGGGTCAGTCCGTAGAGATGGAAAACCTCGTCTTGGGTGAGCGTGACTCGCGATCCGTTTTTGCGAGTCCAGATATACTGCATCGACCAATCGTCGAGCTGTTTCACTTCGACTCGCGATGGGTGAAGCGGGATCAATTCCTGAACCCTGTCGCCGACGCCGCGGACCTTGTAGGCGTAAGCGTTGCCGCGGAGCAGGACGTGGGCCTGCATCATTCGCTTGAACTGATGTGGCTTCTGCCAGCGGTTCGGGCGGCGGCGCAGAAGGCTATATGCCCAATGATCCGAGACGTCTTCGCGAATGCGCTCGTCCACCCGACGCTTAATATCGAACGGTAGCGTCGCGATCGGCGACGACAGCAGGCGGACGCAACCGTAGACCGCGCCAATGCGAAGCGCCCTGTCCGGAGTGACTCCAATGCCGGCCTCGGACAGGTTTCCGTCTCGCAGCGCCTCTTCGATCTGATCGGGACCGACGATCAGAGTCCCGCCGCCAGGGCTTTGATATGTCGCCGCAGGGCGCACAGGAGCGCTGGAGCGGAAACGGTCGAAGAATCCCATCCCTAACTCCTAGAGGACCACAATGCCGCGGCCTTCGTAGACCGATTGCTCCTCGGTCGCGGCCATTGCCACGCCGACTCCCATCACTCCGGCAACGATGCCGTCGATCTTCTCGGCCGACCGCTTTTTGGCCGGCATGAAATTGAGGTTCTCGTCGAACCGGATCGTCACATTTCCGGCCATCCATCGCAGGACCGGATGGCCGCCGTGATCGAGCTGCTCGGCAAACA